CCCTTATTGATAATGGTAATTTTATTATGGATTTGGAATGGCGAAGACCCTAAGTAAAGAACAAGCACAACATGTCGCAGCTATCTTCAACGACTATTTTGGTCAGTTTGAAAGAATAGACCAATATATGCGTGACCAAAAGATGGCACAGATTGAGAGTTTACCTCAGACTTTGCCTGGTATGGGTTTTGATTCCGATATGTTTGATGACTTCACTATATCTCCTGAAGATATGGATTTAGAAGTTGTTGAGTTAGATAATCACACATGGGACACCTGTATTAATATGATTTCAAGTCATAGTAATATGGTCAGTATTCCAGGAAAGGCATTGAAACTTGCAATCAAAGAAAAGAATACGAATAAGTTTGTTGGCTTTATGCGTTTTGGTTCTCCAGTTATTAACTGTAAACCACGAAATGATTTATTGGGAAATGTACCAAATCTCACAACCTTCAATAAGACAGCAATTATGGGGTTTGTTATCGTACCTTGCCAGCCTTTCGGGTATAATTACCTTGGTGGTAAGTTACTTGCTGGCGTATGTTGTTCACACGAAGTTAGAGAGCAACTAAATAAAAAGTACGATATGAACTTAGTGATGTTTGAAACTACAAGTTTATATGGTAACACAAAAGGTGCCTCAATGTATGATGGTATGAAACCATTTTTAAGATACAAAGGCAATACAATGTCAGATTTTATTCCAATGATGCATGGTAAACCTTACTTAGATATGGTAGATTATGTTGAGAACATTATTGGTAAAGGTGCATTAGTAAAAGAAGGTGCATCAAGTAGAAAACTTAAAATGACCACAGGTATTATTGGTCTAGTTAAAAAGGCCTTAGATGGTGATGACTTGAAAAAGTTTACCAAAACAATTGCAGATGCAAAGAACTTAACAGAACAAAAAAGATATTATGTTTCAAACTATGGTATTGAAAACTTTGTTGACATAGTAAATGGCAAGACAGATAAAATTGTTAAGGCCGAAAACTATGATAGATATACTGTAGATAATATTGTTACTTGGTGGAAAAAGTTGGCAAATAAAAGATACAGTAAATTAAAAGAAGAAGGCCGTATCAGAAATGATTTAGAGATATGGACTAAAGATGCCGATATAGATATTATTAGATGATGATAACAATATATAAAGGATATAATAATTATATGTCACATTGCTTCCCACCCCAGGAGCTTGACAATATCAAACAAACATGTTATAGTATGGGTATAAAATGGTATACTATAAGTTATACTGAAAAGGAGAAAATTGAATATGAGCGACTTTCTAAAGAGCATAATTAAAGAAACAGGTAATGAATATGCCACACTTGCAAGTGATGGTACAGGTGGTGATGTAGATAATTTTATTGACACAGGTTCGTATTCATTTAATGCCTTACTATCAGGCAGTATCTATGGTGGCCTACCAGATAGTAGAATTACGGCAATTGCAGGTGAAGCTGCGACAGGTAAAACATTCTTTGCATTAGGTGTAGTAAAGAGTTTCTTGGATATGGATCCAGATGCTGGTGTTATTTACTTTGAAAGTGAAAGTGCAGTATCAAAATCTATGGTAGAAAGCCGTGGTGTAGATAGTACAAGACTTGTTGTAATGCCTGTAGCAACAGTACAAGAATTCAGAACACAATCAATTAAAATTTTAGACAAGTATATTGAACAACCAGAAGACAAACGAAAACCTATGATGTTTGTTTTAGATAGTTTAGGTATGTTATCGACTACAAAAGAAATGGAAGATACAGCCGCTGGTAAAGAAACAAGAGATATGACACGAAGTCAGATTGTGAAATCAGCATTTAGAGTTTTAACATTGAAACTAGGACAAGCAGGTGTTCCTATGATTATGACAAATCACACCTATGATGTTATTGGTTCAATGTTCCCACAAAAAGAAATGGGTGGCGGTTCAGGTTTGAAGTACGCTGCCTCATCAATCGTTTACCTTGGTAAGAGAAAAGAAAAAGACGGTACTGAGGTCGTTGGTAATATCATTCATTGTAAAAATTATAAGAGTAGATTGACAAAAGAAAATGCACAAATTGATGTAAGACTAACATACAAAGAGGGTTTAGATAGACATTATGGTTTATTAGACCTTGCCATTGAAGCAGGTATATTCAATAAAGTATCAACAAGAATTGAATTACCAGATGGCACAAAAGTATTTGGTAAGTCTATCAATGATGAGCCTGAAAAGTATTTTACAAAAGAGGTATTAGATAAGATTGATGAGTACACAAAAAGAAAATTCTCATACGGAACAGACGACACCGAAGAAGCGTAGATATATGTTCGCTCAGAAAGAGGGCGAAGACCACACTTGCATTAAACTTACCGAAGGTGAGTATGAAGGCATAATCTACAAATACGGTAAAGTCGGTATACCACCACAACAGCCAGATGCTGAGGGTAAACTACCTTTAACATTTGACTATACCGTTGTTAAAAATCCTAAAGACCTGGATATACTTGACAATCAGGCGTTTATAGATTATATTGGTGATATATTAGTAGAATTACTTGATGAACAACTTAATAATGGGCAGGCGATAATTGAATAGACTAGAAAACACAATACTAAGCAACTTATTTTTTAGAGAAGAGTATGCTCGAAAAGCATTACCTTTTCTAAAGGCTGAATATTTTTCAAAAAGAATTGAGCAAGTTTTATTTGGTGAGATTGTACAGTTTGTTGAGAAGTATAATAATCTTCCTACAAAAGAAACAATCTTAATTGAAGTTGAAAAACGAAAAGATATTAATGAAGAAGAACTAACTGAGATTAAAGATTATGTCGCTGGTATTTCAAATGAAAAAAGTGATGAACAATGGTTACTAGATACAACTGAAAAGTTTTGTAAAGACCGTGCCGTTCATAATGCTGTATTATCTGGTATTAAAATCTTAGACGGCAAAGACAAACAACATACACCAGAAGCCATACCACATATCTTATCTGAGGCGTTGGCCGTTTCATTTGATAAGTCTGTAGGGCACGACTATTTGGCAGATGCAGATGACCGATTTGACTGGTATCATACAAAAGAAAAAAGATACCAATTTGACCTTGACTATATGAACAGAATTACAAAAGGTGGTGTTCCAAGTAAAACTTTGAACATTGCTTTAGCCGGCACAGGCGTAGGTAAGTCACTGTTCATGTGTCATTGTGCTAGTGCTTATTTGGCACAAGGTTGTAATGTATTGTATGTAACTTTAGAAATGGCCGAGGAAAGAATTGCAGAAAGAATTGATGCAAACTTACTTGATGTTTCTATGGAAGACCTCCATGTGATGCCAAAAGATTTGTATAGTAATAAGATTAAAAAGATTAATGCAAAGACAAGTGGTAAATTAATTATCAAAGAATATCCAACAGCGTCTGCTCATAGTGGTCACTTCAGGTCTTTGTTAAATGAATTATCATTAAAGAAAAGTTTTAAACCAGATATTATCTTTATTGACTATCTGAACATTTGTGCTTCAAGTAGATTTAAAGGTGGTAATATTTCATCTTACTTCTATATTAAGGCCATTGCTGAAGAACTCCGTGGTCTGGCCGTAGAGTTTGATGTACCTATCTTTAGTGCAACACAAACAACTAGAACAGGTTTTACAAGTACAGATATTGGACTAGAAGATACCTCAGAAAGTTTTGGCCTACCAGCAACTGCTGACTTTATGTTTGCTTTGATTTCAAATGAAGAACTAGAAGCATTAGGTCAAATGAAAGTCAAACAGTTAAAGAATAGATACAATGACCCTAGCGTAAATCGTGCATTTATTATTGGTGTTGATAGGTCTAAGATGAAACTGTATGATGTAAACCAATCAGCACAAAACATTGTTGATGCAAACCAAACTGAAGACCCATTTGTAAAGAAAGAAAGAGCTTACGATAAGTTTTCAGACTTTAAAATATAATGCCTAAAAAACAAAAAGTTAGATTTCATAAAGGTGATAAAAGACCTGGAAAGTTGGAGAAAGAATTGAAATATACTACCGAAATAGAGAAGAATGGCAAGAAGATTATGTGGTGTGTCAAAGAACACCCTACAGATAATATTATTGGTAAGTTTTTCTTTGAGGAAGATGCACAAAGAGTTGCTAACTTGCAAAACAAACATAAAGTTTGGCAAGAAAACGGTGGTATACCTAAATTTCTTTGGAACTATACATACTAGTTGCCAAAGCCACCTAAATATTGTAAGGTGGTGATATGTTACTAACAAAACAACAATTTCAAATCGTAGAACAAGCGGCTAAAAAGGCTGGTGCTATGTTGAGTTTCGAAGAAAAGAAATCAACAAAGAGCGCTGATGTCTTTTATGCAAGAGCGGCTGACCGTTCTGTTGCACGAAAGCATGTAGGCAATCATTTCAAATCTAAAAAGTTACCTGTCACTGTAAAGAAAACATCTTTATCAAGTGAAGATATTACCGAAACACAAATTGGTGGTAACACAGTAAGAATTGTTTACAAACCAATGTCTGGTGGTATGACAGAAACCACTCTAAACTCCACAATCACAGAACTTGTACCTTGTCTGGCATTTTTAAATAATATTAATGATACTAAAGTTGATGTTCTTTATGAAAAGATTTTACAACTAGATAATGCAAAACAAAAATGTTATGTGACTTCTAGTGATGCAAAAGCTGGTAAAGACTTTATTGAACAGATGCCAGAGTCCTCATTGTACAGTACAAAAATGGCCAATGCAATCGCAATCAGAAAATATTTAAAAGATACAAATAGTAAAAAGAAAATCAAAGATGTGTATTGGACATATCGAGCAAAACCAGCTGGCGTTCCTGCTAATTCACCTGCTGATATTGTAATCTTTTTTAATGACGGTTCAATTTTAGGTGTATCGTTAAAAGCAGGTGGTGAGTCCACAAAAGAGCCCTTACTTAACACATATGTTAAACCCATTTATGAATACTTTGATAACGGCACCTTATCTAAAAACCTAAGAGAAAAATTATTAAAAGAAGTTTATAATAAAGTAGGTATTACAAGTAGAAACTATGATGATGCAGAAAGAAACTCTACACTTGATAAGTTAGAAAAAGTTGAAAGAGATAACCAGAAAAAATATGATGAGATGTATGATAAAGGTTTAGATATTATTCGTAAAGACCTTATGAAAGTAATGACCAAAGATTACAAAAAGTTTGCAGCTTATTGTCGTAAACAAATACTAAAACAATCTGAGGTACCAGTTACTATTATTAAGGCAGTAAACGACACATATAAAGAAGTAAAAGATAGTAACAGATTAAATGTGTTACTTGCAGAAGCTGACAAGGTAACTGCTGAGGCCTCAACATCATCTAAACAGAACTTTTTACTATGTTTATATAATGGAAGTAAAAAAATTGGTGTTATGAATATGTCGGTAAGAAGTAACCAAGTTGGGGTTAAACATAAATTAGGTCAATTTTACAACCTGGCTGTCAAATATAACGGTTTAGACTAAAAAAACTTATAAATAGTAGAAAAGTTATTGATTATATTGATGGATTTTATGAAAAAAAAGCAAAAAAGTGCTTGCCAAATGAATGGAAATTTTGTATAATGGACACAAATGAGAGAGAAAAATGTTTAGTTTTAAAGGATTCCAAACTCAGGATACCAATACTCACTTAGAACATCTGGAAGACGATATTATTAATCGTGGTTCCAAAGGTGGTGAGAACGCAATTAATTTCCTAAAATCGGTCAGAAATATGCTGGCTGGTTCATCTCGTAGTAAGGCTAATCTTACTGTCAAATGGGACGGTG